ATGAAATTAGGAATTATCGGACTGCCCAATGTAGGCAAGTCCACTTTATTTAACGCCATTACCCAAGCAGGTGCCGAAGCGGCCAACTATCCCTTCGCCACCATCGAGCCCAATGTAGGCATGGTGGAGGTAAAAGACCGCCGACTCGATGTGTTGAGCGAGATGAGCCATTCGAAGCAAATCATCTACGCCACCATCGAATTCGCCGACATCGCTGGCTTGGTCAAAGGCGCCAGCAAAGGCGAAGGCCTGGGCAATCAATTTTTGTCACACATTCGCGAAGTCGACGCCTTGGTCCACGTGGTCCGCTGTTTCGACGACGGCAATATCATTCACGTGGAAGGCAGCGTCGATCCCGTGAGAGATATAGACACCATCAATCTGGAGCTGATCTTTTCCGACCTGGAACTTCTTGAAAAGCGCCTGGAAAGAGTCAAAAAACAAATGAAGGGCGACAAGAGCCTGCAGCCGGAAAAAGAGTTGATCGAAAAAATTATCGCCGCATTGGAAGCGGAGAAGCCAGCCCGCTCCCTGGAGTACACGGAAGAGGACTTGAAGCTCCTCTCCTCCTTCAGCCTTTTAACCATGAAGCCCGTCATCTATGCCGCCAATGTCAGCGAAGACGACGTAGCCACAGGCAACAGCTATGTAGATGAAGTGAAGGCCTTTGCCGATAAGAGCGGCGACGAAACCATCATTATCTCCGCCGCCATCGAAGAGGAAATTTCTTCCCTCGACGACGAAAGTAAAAAGGAATTCCTCGACGCCATGGGCCTCGCCGACTCCGGATTGGACCGCTTGGTCAAGGCTTCCTACACCCTCTTGGGCTTGATCAGCTTCCTCACCACCGGCGAAATGGAATCCCGCGCTTGGACCGTAAAAAAAGGCGCCAAGGCACCGGAAGCCGCCGGGAAAATTCACACCGACATCGAGCGCGGCTTCATTAAAGCCGATACCATCGCCTACGATAAATTAGTGGAGGCCGGCTCTCTGGCGCAAGCTCGGGAAAAAGGCTGGATACGAAGCGAAGGCAAAGACTATGTCATGGAAGACGGCGATGTCGTCAACTTCAAATTCAACGTGTAAAATTTTTAGAATGGCTTGGTTGCTGAAACACGCATTACTAAGCCATTTCTCTTATCCGTTCTATTCTAATTAGTCCATCTTTTCCGCCTATTTTATAATAATTGGCGCACGAATGGCGTATGAATGGCGCACGCAAAATAGATTTAACGTCAGTTTGTTTTCAATGATCCAATAAAAAAAGCGTCTAAGGAATCACGCTCCCTAGACGCTATTTTATTGCTCTAATCAATTTTCCCAACGTCCTCAGATCGATTCTAAGGCGTTTTAAATCATTACCAAGTGTTGTACTACCTCGGCCCTTCCTGCGAGTTTAAGTACCTCTGCTTTTTATGCAGATTTTTAAACTCTTCTTCGGTCAGTAAACGCCGCACTGCGATTTTATATCCCTTACAATACGGATACTTGCCGGAATCAATAATTTGACGCACCCGCAGCGCATCTTTCTTCGTATGCAGATGGGCGTGCTGCTCATAAGCGCCGCCCTCTCTTTTAATCAACCAAGGCCTATCGCCACATCCAGGCTTGTACAGAATGGTAAGCCGCATAGGCTATCCGCGCTTGTGATCTTCGTATGCCTCTTTTTCTTGGGGACTTACTGCCCCCGAATCGCCGATCCTCGTGCCGCTCTCGTAGAGCCCGACGGCGGAGAGACCGATGACCATGCCCGTTACGGCGCTTTCCGCGGACAAACCTGCAAGCGCCAGGTTCATAATCGTACCTACGACAATGGCCACAATCGGGCTGTATCGGCTCGGGAGCCCTGCGATCTTAAAGGCCTGTGTCAAACCGAGTGTCGCGCTTGTCAGTACTATCGCACTTTGCATGGTTGTCCCCCTTCTTTTGGTCGTAGCGGTAAAGAATCGCCATAAACTCTTCCCTTGTTATATCATCACCGGGGCGGGTTCCGTCGCAAATTCCTTGCTCTTGACCCCAATCCCACGCATCTTTCGCCCAGTCCGAGGGCTTTGTAATATCTCTGGTCACGTACTTCTCAACTCCTTTATCGTATTGCTGCAACCCTAGCCGCTCGATGAGCCCGATCAGCTGCTTTCCGTAATCCAGCGCCGTGGCGTAGCCGCAAGACTGCAACGCCTTTGCTTGAGTCTTGTATTCCTTCGCATTAAGAACCGCAGCATAGTTTTTTTCTCTCCATGGAGTAGATACAAAAAACTTGTCATGATCCACTATGGAATCAGCATAGCTGTCATAGGCTCTAAAGTCGGCGACAATTTCGTAGATCTCGCCTGTCGGTTTTTGTTCTTTCGTTTTCTTGGCATAGGTTTTTCCTGCCCAATCTTTACTTGCTTTAATACCAAATAAGTTATGGGCATTCTTCGCCAATTCTGATTTTCCCCACCCGGATTCTAAAATAGCTTGGGCAATAGTAATGGATGGAAGAATTCGAAGTTGTTTACCTTTGATATTTTCAACGATCATGTCGATGAAATCAGATTGTGGGTCTTCCACTTTCACGTTCGGTGTTTCAACATCGGTCTTCGTTAGCCCATAATAGGCGGCCAATGTCCTCGCAACTGCTTCGGCTAAAGGCTTCAGATTCTTTCTGTAAACCGTGGCGTCTTGCAGATTATCATGGAAGGCGTGCTCAATGATAAAATTGTGCTTCGCCAACCCATGGCGCAATATTCCATAAAAGTTCGAACCATGTCTGTTTTTTCGCCGTTTTGTCCCCCTGTTGAGGATCCCTAACGTCGCAGCTATGGACTTGCATAACATATCTGTCAGTGCTGTTATTTGTTCACGTGGATTCGTGCTATCCCATATCTCTACGCCTCGAACGGAACCTCCACAGGCGTTTGAGTGGCACGAAATGAGTAGGTCATAACCCTTACCCATGGCTCCACGTGTCTTCAATGGAATGTCCGGGCCGATGGTATTTTTCGTCATGCCCACTTGGAAGCCATAAGACTCAAGTGCCGGCTTTAGGTAATCTCTGGCATAAAGGAAATTACAATCCCCCTCATTGCAATAAGGGAGATTCTCCACCTGCTTAAAGCCGCGGTTATAGGCACGGCCGCCACCGTGGCCGGGATCTAGTAATATCTTAACCATTTTCATCACCTCCAATCAAAAAGGCGGGTTTCCCCGCCTCGTCATTTTCCCAAGGAATCTACCTTGCCCTCGATCCTGATGAGGATATCGTGGATCTCGTCGTAGTTTTTACTTTCCTTCAGCATCTCCACATCCGTCCGCATTTCGGCGAGTACCGCTTCCATACGTTCGTGATAAGTCTTGCTGTCCTTGATTACCGAAGTATTTGATTCAATCACCTTCGTGATTTTCTCGATGGTCTTCGGTGTTTGCCACAGGTACATAGCCGCAATGACGACGAGCACCCCGAAATTCACGATCGGTTGATACAATTCAAGCATACATCACCCCCCTATTCGCAATAAAAAAGAACCTCTATCGAGGTTCACCGGACATCATATTTAATCGCTTTTCAACGATCCCGTTTATGTCGCGTTTTTCCAGCAGTAATTTCCATTCGTTTTTTTCGCTCTCCATGAATGTGGTTTCATTTCTGTATGCTTTTAAAATCTCTTCAACGATTACTTTCACATAGCGTTCGTCCGAAAAGTATAGGCTGTTAATTTTATAAATCGTCAAATACAAATGTTGCAAAATCATCAGCTCGTTGAAAATATAATACTCCAAGGCATATGACAAGATATCGAAATTATTATCTTTAACCATTGAGCTTATACAATCAGTATACTGATTGAAAAATTTTCTTAGTGCATTTGATTGAAGATTCGCCTTACGTTCAATTGAAACGACACTTTCGTCATCGAAGTAACTTCTCCAAATCACCCTTCTATATTTCGCTTCAAACTCTGCTATCTTGTCTATAGGCCCGTAAATTTCATTTACTAGTAAATCTATAGTCCTATCTTTACCCAAGTCTTCCAGACTGGCTTTCATGCGGTCTCCCGCTCGACTTGAACTGAAAGCCTTTTGAAATGAATCTATCACATCATCCAAAGCATTTATACACGCTCCAAGAGCATCGTGGCGACTTTTATAGAAAAATAATTCTTTTTCAAGTCGTCTGTTTTCGTCTATTTGTTCTTGCTGTTGTTGTTTTGACTTGTCGACCTGATACTTCGCCACCTTGAAGGCGACAGCCGCAGATATAAGAGATCCGAGGACTGTAGACAAAATTGTTGACCAATCCAAGTCTTTCAAGGCCTCTATTGCGATAGACAATGCTTCAACTAGTTTTAGGAACATTTAATCACACTCCTCGGAAACTACTATATCATCTTTGACCTTATTCTGCGATCAAGTCTTGGCGACCTTCGGCAATCAGAATCGCGTCGGTGTCGGGCTTGTAACGCTGATACAGTCTAAAGCTAAAGATTTGCTTATAGGTAAAGGTACCATCGATGATACGATGGGCGATAAACATGGCCATCATTTGTCACCTCCTTCCATACTCGGAGCGGCGACAGTGGGAATCAAAAGCATCAGCTCCGCCACCGTGGCGTTGGTATTGTCCAGCTCCTTTTTTAGCGCTTCGATTTCAGAGGGCTTCGGCTCTTCCGGCTTCGGCTCCTCTTTCGGCGCACGCTCCTCATAGAGCTTACTGATCTTGTCGGCGACTTCCTCGGTCACTTCCACCGGGTCGTCCTTCGTGCCCACCTTGCCGGTGACCTCCAACACAATATCCTCCGCCAGCTTTTCATGGGGCGGTACCCACGAAATCCAGCACTTATTTCGAGTGTCAAAATATTTGTACATTTATACCTCCTGTAACTTAAAAGCGAGACCGGTTATAATACTTGTTTTAAAATACGCACTAAAAGACGTGCCACCGGAAAACGACGCACGCGCAAATGATCTAAGTTGACCGTTACCGTCTAAAAGAGAGGCTGCATTGTAATCCGATTCATGTATTGAGACAGACCACACTTCGCCATCGGGTACAGTTGTCACTTGCCCTCCAGATAATTTCAAGCTTATTCCTCGATCCAAAACCAATTTCTTAGGCATAGAGGGTCACCCCCTCCACCGTATTATTCCTCCACGACCTTAAAGGCGATGCCGCAGAGTGCTGCCTTTTCCTGCATTTTGACCGCCACGCCTCCGGCAAGAACTCGATCCCAAGAGTAAGCAGAGTGAAAATACGACTCAGATATACAAACCCCAGAGCTATTGCCGGACGCGTAACCAACTTTCCACAACTCGTCTTTCGGTACCACAACACTCGATGATTGTTTTGTTTCGATCCAAAGCGTCCGATCGAAAACAAGTTTTCTAGCCATGGAGAATCACCTCCATGGAGTCGCTTACTCTTCGACGTGTTTGAAGGCGATGCCGGAGACCCCGCCAGGTGTATTTGTACTGTCGAAGCTGTACCCCCCCCGTACAGTTTTGTACAGCTATCAAGGCTGCTTATGGTAGGGTAGGTTGTCACTTTCCACACTTCGTCGTCAGGGATTGTTACTTTGGTGTTTAATCTACCGGGGAAATTAATCGGTCGATCATACTTTAGTTTTGCCATCATACCCTCCTTAACTTAGCCCAAGAATCAGGGCATAAATATCATTGTTTATTTCTTCCTTCGTCTTCTTTATGAGCGCATCCACCTCAGCCCGGCTATACGACTGCGCCCGACTCAGCGCATCCGCCGGCGCATGAGGCGATTGGCTGTGGTCATAGGCGATCTTCCCCCTGTCCCCTCGATACGCCGTTCCGCTTGTCTCGCCGAGGCCCAAATGGGCACTGCGGCTGTGGTCATAGGCCAGTTTTCCGCGATCCCCACGATATGCCGTGCTCGACGTTTCGCCGAGAGTCAGCATATTTTTCTTTATGCCGTCCACGATGGTATCCATAGACTCTTTGCTATAGGCATTGCTTGGTGCGTGGGGCGACTGGCTATGGTCATAGGCGATCTTGCCCCTGTCCCCGCGGTATGCCGTGTCCGACGCTTCGCCGAGGGCCAGCCCTTTTTCTGCCGGATATAGCAAGGTCTTCGGTACCTTTCCATTGGCATCCAGCCCGGCATAGCCACCCGCCGTGTCCTTGTTTTCAATTTTTTCAAAGGCCGTTGTATCGATCATTTGATGGATATTCCCGGCAAGATCCTGCAAGTCCTTTTGCGTGGCCACCACGATGGAAGGATCCACCTTCAATACCACATTGGCCGCATTGGAAAAACTTAAAATCATCCGAATCGTAATGTCTTTGTAGGCGCCGAATTCGCCGATAGGCTTGAATGTTTCCGGATGCTTGGCAATGGCGATTAAGTCGCCGTCTTTATCTCTAATACCGGCTTCGCGGATATAAAAACCGCCTACATCCGTCGGGATATAGGCTTCCGCTAAAATCTCATTTTTATTTTGCTGTCCGACGACCACCTTTGTCAGGCCGCCTTCCCACACTTGATTCTTCAGTGCGGTCTGGCTTTCTGAAATGTCGTAATAGCCGCCGTCGCCGTCACCGACACAGAGATTGGTCAGTTCGACCTTTTTCCCAAGCGCCACGGCATTGGTGATCTTCTGCTTCCCGATTTCGGTGATCAGGCTAAAAAACTTCTCCTCCATTTACACACCCCTTTCTATGGTTATTGCTTCGTGCTCCGTATAGAGGCTTGCCGCCAGATGATCCACCACGGGCCGGTCCGGATTCTTCGGCTTCGGCGGTGCAATGGTAATCATTTCACCGGCTACACTCGCCGCTGCGCCATAAAAATCTTTCCTGTAGTTCAGCTCGATCAACACGCGCACGCCTGCCGCCTTGATGCGGTCGATGATTTCATAAGGGATGGACTTTGCCAGTGGCCCGAGATGCAGCTTTATTGCCGCCGGCTCGTTGAGGTCATCGTCCAGTGGCCATACCTCTTCCAGTCCGAGATAGATTTCCTTCACCAGTACGGACATAACCTCGTTAATGGTGGGGATATCTCCAATGGATAAATTGGCGATGATCCTCGTCTTAATCAACAGTCGATACAGTTCGTCGTCTTCGTCGATGCGGAACTGCCCCACATTGGCACCTAAATGGTCGAGAGACTTTCCCTTCGCCTTGTCGATGTTTCGACTGGCTTCGATGGAATCTAATGTCTCATAAAATTCATCGTAGCTTTGGGTGTAGAGCACGTAGTAAAGATCTTTGTTCCTCGGCTTTCGGAAGCGCTCCGGCAATCGCCCCCATGCTTCTTCATAAAGTTTAGACATAGCGGATCATCACCTTGCTCGGTGCCGTGCGGGCAATATGGTTGCTCGCGATTTCTACCGTGGCTTCCTTGTACGTTTTACCGTCCTTCGACAGTTCCACCGCCACATCGGCCACGCCGCCCATGCACATAACGGCGCCGATGACCTTGGATAGAATCACGTCATTCCCCAGTTTCAGCCCGGCATATTCGATGCCGTCCTCGTCGATGCCGCCGATATAATTCAGCACGGCCCGCTTCACTGCATCGTCGCCCTTGTAGTTTTCGTCTTTTAAAAGCTTCAGGTTCACATAGACGTCCTCCACCTTCGCCCGTGTAAAGCCGATTTTATGCTTGCGGCCTTTGGTGTCTTCTTGGTCTACATAGTGATCGCCGAAAGCTTCGATGCCTGCTGCCTTGTTTTGGAAGATAGCTTCTGCCACGGCTTCATCGCTTCCTCCGAAGACATAACAGGCCACGGACTTCGGTGGAATGCCGTTCACGGTTTCCATGGTGACATTCTCCACGACCTCCGCATCCACGACGGAATCAATATCCAGTAAGGCTGCCGTCAATGCCGGCACCGTGGAGCCGCCGCCTCGGGAGTATGATTTTTTGTATCGCTCGCGGAATTCCTTGTCGGTTTCCGTGTCCAGGCCGCCTTCCGTCGCCTTTACATTGACGATGGAATTAATGCCGAAGCTTGGATTCACAATTTCGGTCACGGCATTTTCAGCCACATTGTTGCTTTTCCCCGCAGCCACAGAAATAATGGCCACGTCCACCTGCCCGTTGGTAATAACCGCATCGTCAGTGGTTTCAAAAATCACGCCGCTTTTCGTCGTTACCCGAAACCCCTTGGGAATTTTCGTGCCGTCCACGCCTTTAATGGTCAAAATCCCTTTCGACTTCACTGCCGGGCGCCGGGTGATGGTAAGGTACTGGCCCACATTATCCAGGCCCGTTCCTTCCGAAGAGTTGACGAAGGCGGAAAAATAGACCTCTTCAATTCGTTCCCATAAGCCGGCTTCATCCCATGCCATATTTCGGATCAGCTTCCCGAGAAAGGAGGTCTCCGATAAGTCGATATTGACGCCGAAGACCTCTTTCGCCCGGGACATACGCTCCGCAAGTGCTTCGGCATAGAGCTTGCGCCGGAAGCCGTAAGGCGTCACGCCGTAGCGAATTTCTTCTCTTTCAGGTTTATCCAAGATTCACCACCTCCTCCATATACAGGGGATTATCTTCCTTGTCGATGATGACGAATTCGATCAACACCTCTCGCGTCTCCGGATTTCTTTTCACCCGAACATCGCGAACTTCTTTGACGCGATCATCCTGGAAGCAACATTCCCTCAGGGCGAATTCGATCCCCCGGTCTTCTATGCCCTTTCCTGAAATGGCGGCATAGTCCAAGCCCATGCCGATATTCAAGAACCACTCCCCGACATTGACCGATAGGCGGTTTTCTATGTTCTGCCTGAGCTCTTCCTGCCCGTCGACGAGAATCAAATCTCCATCGACGACAATATCGCCGCCTACCATTTTAAATGTGTTTTTATACATACTAAACAATCCTTGCCCCGTCACTGGTTTTGTCGCCTTTTACGGCGATTTCCCTGCCGTTATAACTTGCATAGCCGACGAGCTCGATCTTCGGGCTTTCCAGTTTTATACTTCCGTCTTGCTTCAAAACGATCTTTCCCGTACCGCCCATGTTTTGTACGACGAGAGCATCCTTTTCTGCAACAGGAATAGAGTCTTTTAAGAGGGTGATGCCGCCGATGCACACGCAGTCCGAAACATCGTGGCCTCTTTCCGTCTCCGCTGAATCTTCGCCAAGTAAGATGTTGTCCGTGTCGTTGTCCATGAAAAGAAGCACCACCATATCCCCGGCTTTAAGGGGGTAGTAAAGGATATAATCCCCGGATCGAACAGTGGCCACCGGCACATTTAGCACCATGGCATGGTCTTCGCTGGGTAGGGGAAGGGCATCGATCACCATGGTATTGGGATCAAATCGCACGACTTTGGCAAGTTTCGCCACGTGCATCCCCTTCGTGATTCCCGAAGCGAAGTCATTTAAAAATTGATTCGCCGCTTCCATCTACACCTCCTCTACCTTTAGCTCTGTATTGAAATCATTGGTATGCTTCCCGCTGATGACGCGGAAAGTCCCGTTTACAGACCTGGATTCGATCTTAATAATGGAGTCCGTCTCTATTTTCGGATTTAAAAGACAGACCACTTTCCACGTCTTCTTCTCTTTCTTGTTCTTTTTTTTATCTTTATCTTTTTCACGCGCTTCCGTCTTATCGCCGGAGTCGTCCTTGTTAAGCGTCGGGCTGCCGATCAAGCCCGTCTCGCCATTTAAGACGAAACCCGTATCATAGCCTTTTTTCTCGTCTCGTATCGTGATTCGGTTTTTGTTGATGAACATTTTAGAGTTCGTATCTTTTACGAGTTGCTTTAAGGAATTGGAGCATGGCCCCTGAATCGTCTTGCCCAGCTTATATACCTTGTCTTCTTTGGGCGTTATCTCCACAATCTCATAGCCCATGACATTGGCCAGGTCTCGCATGATGAAGCTTGCCTTCGTGCCTTTCTCGTATGTTGCATTGAGCTCCGCCGTTCGCCAGGCTTTTCCGCCGTCGGAGACCTTGATCTTCGTCACTTTGTCCAGGCCCTGCCAGTCCGTGTTCACATCTTCAATGTCGCCTGAAAGCACATTGGCAATGTTTCCCAATTCCTTGTACCCGGCATTGACGATGCAGTAGCCCTGCTTCTTGATTTCATTGATCGAATGATCCGACAGATTGTAAATGGTAACCTCGGACACATCCGGCTCTTCCTTATCTCCGAAGCTAATGTTCAGATCAATATCAAGTCCCTTGTCCCCGGTGCTTTCAAACTTCTTGCCGCCGGCCAGTACCTCGATCTCCCTAATCCAATACATAAAGGAACACATCCTCGTTTAAATTATCATAGGTAATACGCAGCGCCTGGCGAGTTGTATCGCCGGGCTTCACGATCACCTTCGGGATCCCTAAATAGGCGTAATCGTTAAAAAGCGGCACATCCAGCGTGATTTTTTCGCCGTACAGGATCAACTGATGATTCTTGTATAAATCTACGGTGAAAAAATCCCCGACCGTGTTGTAGAAGACTTCAAACTGAAAGGTCTCGTTATTCAGCACGATTTCAAAGCGGTAAGGGATCTTCTCTTTTTCAATGTCGATATATTTCACTTCCGCTTCACCTGCTTTCTCCCCTCGTTCGTCTTCCTTTTGACCTTGCTGGCCGTCTTTTTATCTTGCTTCTTCGACTTCGGATTCTTAACCGATACCTTGAACGTTTTAGGTACTGCCACCTTTACGTGTTGAAGGGTAATGTCGTAATCAAAGCCCTTGGCGTTTTTGACGCCGTGCTTCGTGTCAAAGCTGGTGATGACGACGTCCCCGTAAATTCCACGCCCGATGTAGGTTAAGAGCGTGGCGTTCTTTTGGTAATCTCTAATCTGTTTCAATTTTCCCGGCGCATCGTCCACCATGGATCCCGAAAGCTTTACCGTGTAAGGCTTCGTCTTCATGTGGTCGGAAATATCTTCGCCCTTTTCGATGGCCTTGTTCGTCACCTCGGCGGGAAAAGATGGACTTTCCTCCACGACGGCATCCATTATGACGTCGCCAAGTTTAATTCTTGTTTTCTTGTCCATATCGTCACGCCCTTTGTAGTTGTAAGTCCCTGAATAAGTTGCTGAATTCTTCCCGAACTTCTCGCGCAATGGCCATGGGGTTGTTTTCCCCGCCGTAAACATTAATGGTTACATGGGGCGACGTGTTATTCACCGTTTCGGATTCCGAGCGATTTCGATTCACTGTTTGAGAATTCGTCGTGTTGACTTCCGTCAGCCCGTCTTTCGTCCCGCCCAGTTCACGATAGGCATTGGCGGCCGTCTTTGTAAGGATGATTTCCCCTTCGTGCAAATTCGCCAGGTAATCATCATGGGGCACGTAATCAAGCCCCGTCGCGTGGGAGGGCACGCCTTTTTTCCCCTTGCCCTTGCCTTTGCCTCCTCCGCCGCCCAGTTTCGCAATACCTCCGGCGGCACTGGACACAATGGAAACGACCCCCTTAATAGGATTGGCCAGTGCCCTCTTTAAGCTTTCCCAAGCCCCCTTAATCGCATTGAGGGCTCCAACAGCCTTTCCTCTTAATCCAGAGAATTTACTTGCGGCGACGTGAAGGGCGCCTACGAGATAGCCTCGAATCCCTCCGCCGAGAGATGCCGCCTCAGCCTTGATTTCCTGCCAGTTTGCGATAAGAAAAGCACCCACGCCGACGACGGCCATAATCACCCATCCGATGGGCCCTAATGCGGCCACAATGCCGCCAATGGCTCCGATCACTGAACCGCCGACGGAAACGACACTTCCGAGAACGCCGATCAGGGATCCGACGAAACCAATCACGCTGCCGATCACTGATATAAATGCTCCGACTCCTGTGACAATAGATCCGAAGATCGTGATCAAAGGCCCTGCGGCCAGTACCACCAACGCCCACTGTGCGATAGTAGACTGCGTAGCCGGATCAAGTTCCTGGAACTTTGCCACCACCTCGGAGATGGCGCCTGCAATTTCCAAGACAAAAGGCGCCATGGCCCCGCCTAAATCGATAAGAGAATTTTCTATTTGTGACTTCGCCTGGGCCCACTGCTCCGCAGGTCCAATCATTTTTTCATAATTGGCATCCGTGGCGCCGTCGGAGTTTTGCATCTCTTTCAGCATTTTGTTATAGCCTTCGGCCCCTTCTGAAAAGAGGGACATTGCAGCTTGCCCCGCCGACGTGTTGCCGAACATATCATTTAGAGCCATACCGGACTTCGTCGCATTTTCGTTGAGGATTCCAAGCACGTCGCCTAAGCTTGTGCCGGACTTCGTCAATTCAGAGAACGACTTCCCCGTCGCTCCTCTCAACACCTTGTCCGCCCGCGTACCGCTGGAAGACAATTCGGCGATCATGCTGTTTAAATTCGTCGTGGCGATTCGGGCGTTTTGCCCTTTGGCCGTCAGCATGGCGTAGGATGCACCCAATTGATCTACATTGACTCCGGCAGCCGCAGCCAAGGGAATAACGCGACCGATATTCTTCCCTAACTCGTCTACGGTGATCTTCCCTTTGTCCTGCGTCTTGACGAAAATATCGTGAATCTTGCTTACATCGTAGGCCGCATCGCCATAGGCATTTAAGACGGTAGTCGTCGCATCCACGACCGTGGCCATATCCGTAAAGCCCGCTTTCGTCAGTTTCACGGCGGACTTGGTAAACTCAGTGACCTTCGATTGGTCGATCCCCGAAGACAGCGCCTCATACATGGCCCCGGCTACTTCCGTTTGGGCGATGCCGTGGGCATTAGATATAGCCTTTACATCCTTTCGAATTTGGCTAACTGGCAGCACTTCGTTGGTGGTTAATGTGGATACTTGGCGAATAGCCGTGTCCAAGGCCATAAACTTCTTAACACCAACAGCGGCAGCAGCCGCAAAAGGCGCGGTGGCTCTCGTTACCTTTTTCCCCAGTTTCGTAATGCCTTTTCCTTGTGCCATGACAGCACCGCCAAAGCTCTGGATTTTACCTCCGACCAGCTGCATGCCGGAGCCGAGTGTCTGCATGGCGCCGCCTAAACCGCCGACCTTCGACTTGGCGCCGTCCATGGCCTTATCTACTCCTTTAATCTTATCGACACTATCGTCGGCACCTTCCGCCTTGATGCTAAAGATCAGTTCTCTTGCATCGGCCACTATCTATCCACCTCCTTTTACTGTTCTTCCCTCAACAAAGTATAGGCATAGTGAAGCCTATACAGCTCGTCGGCCGAAATCGTCATGGCTTCCGTATAAGTTAAGATGCCGTCTTGCATTAAAAGCAGAGACGGCCGCCAGAAATCCTCATAATCGTTGTTGATCTCCGCCCTTAACTCATTTACTTTCCCACATACTGGAATTCGATGCAGACCTTAACCAGTTCTTCAATCTCCGGAATGGAGTCAAAGTCTTCGATTTTTTTCTTCGGCGATACGACGAAATGTTCAAGACACAAGTCCATCATCTTTTCATCGTCTATGCCGGATGCCGCATCCTTGCTTCCCCACTGCTTTCTCAATCGGATAGCTTCCCGATTCGGAAGCTTTTGAATGACATATTCGGTGCCGTTGATTTCCACCTTTTTATTTTCGAATTTGTTTGCCATTTACTTCTCCTTATTTGTAATAGGGGATGAAGATTTCGAACTCGACTTCTTCCGCTTCCTTGGCGCGAACATAATCCGGCGTCTTCATAATGCGGCAATTGCTCGACGCAATGTTTTGTCCATTATCGTTCATGTCCACCAAAGAAAAGTCAAACTCTTGATTATTCTTCGCCAGATCGCGCACCGCCGGCACGCAGGGCGACGTGGACATTAGCTTCACCTTCGCCTTCGCCGTCTTGTCGTGATTAATCGTGTAGTTGACAATCCCGTCGACGCCGACCTTGGGCACAATATCGTCCTCGTTCTGTTCAACAGTCACTTTGCCGTCTTCGGAAAAACCGGTCAGGTACATATTCCCCATTTGAACGACGACTTTCTCCGGATCATAGACGAATGTTAACTTTTCTGCCATCTTATGCCTCCTCTCTGTTTACGACATCGTAGGTTAAAATACCGCTGATTTGGCCCGTATGAATGGCGCCTTGAAGCATGGCCGTCCAGAGAATGTAATCGTATTTTCTGAGGGCCACTTCATTGCTGTCCACATCTTCGCGAACCTTATAATCCACTCTGTATTGTCCTTCTTCCACGATTCCCATGGCCACGGCTTCCGTCAGAACCAACTCCGCCACGCCGACCAGCATGCCGATGCCTCGGTTCGTATAGGGAATCTTGTCCTGAGTCAACGCCAGGCGCTGCATGCGCTCTTCCATGCGGAAGCGGATCCAGTATTCGCCGAGAATGACGTCGATATATTCACCGGATAGCATCTTTCCTTCCGACGTTTGCAGCACACCCAGCTTCTCCACATAAGTGAAGAGGTTGCTTTTGTGCAGCTCATTGACTTGCGTCAGAGAAACATTGGCGGCCTTTACGCCTTGCAATGTCTTAAACTTCGCCGTTTTGCCGCCGATCTTGTAGGACATGACCACGGCCAAAGCTTCCGCCACAAAGCTTTCGCTGTCATCGTGGTACATAACGAATGTGTTATCGTAAACTTCTTCGAAAAGCTTTTTCGCATCTTCGTAATCGTTAACCGTCACGGCATAGACCTTATTGTTTACCTGGCATAAATTGGACAGGCCTTTAATGGTTTCCACGGAATTATCCGTACAAGTCAGGAAGAAAAAGTCATTGGTCTCTTCCAACACCTTTTTAAAGCCCTCCACGGCGGCGCCGTTTTTCCCTACCACCGCTACCTCTTGGGGCTGCGGCTTTTGCATAAATAAGCGGCTCGCCATTTTATATAGCTTCGATTCCGTGCTGAATTCCTTCACGTTTTCCGCCGTAATGTATTTAAAATTAATATCTTGGCTCGGGTCAAAAATAAGGATTGTGCCGAATCCCCTCTCCGAGACCCCCACCGTCTTTCGCTGAATATTGACGGGAAAATCTAAAATCATAGGTCAACTCCTCTCCTCGTCTTCTTTTGATTAAATTTGTAGTGCTCAATTGTCTCTGTCCGGTTTTCGATTCGATGCACGATTCTGAATTCCACATCGAAGCCCACCCGGTACTCGTAGTAATCGGCGATGTAAATCGACCGATCGGTCATATCGCCCACGGTTACGACCTTTATATTATTCTCTGCGAACAGCTGCCTCGACTGAAAGCGAAACCACTCCCACGCCTTATAGGCCCATTCCTGGCACGCCACAATATCCTTACCATAAGCGTTAAAACTCATGATCACCTTCGGCTGAAAAGTAATTTCTTCGATGTAATCATGTTTGAAATCGGGATTCAGCGAAGGCTCGAAGTGCCTGCTTTCTACGCCGTCTTCGCCGACGTTCTGCCTCAGCGTCATAAACTTAAAGGAATAAAAAGGATACGGCGGCTTTTTGTGGGGATTATCCGTATCCACCACGACCAGCCCCGTATCCTCATACATGCCTTTTACTACAAGCTGTCTAAGCGTCTTGATCATTTCGATTGCTCTTTCCATAAAATAAATATGCAGGTTCGGGTCATAGTCGGAATAGTCGCGTTCACCGGTGATGGTATAGGCCTTCACGCGGCCCTCCTCCATACGGTTGACGATAGACGTGCCCTTGTCTAAATGGTAATAGCAATAGAGCTTCCGGCTATCCTGATTAAACAGACCGCCCTCGTCGTGCCTTAAATCCTCGTTCGAAAGCGGCACAATGGCAGCGGGATCCAGGCGCAACTGAAGGCTTCGCCCTTCCACATAGCGCCCGCCGTCGTCCATATCGTAGTAGCCATCTTGTTCTACCTCAGCCACCACCGTACCCCGACTATAACGGCGAACCAGCTCGCTAAAATCAAACATCACTTCCCTCGAATCTCATAACTGATTGAATTCACCAGGCGACCGCTGTCCACCAGGGGATTGGATTTTCCTCGCTTGTTCATAATAGTAAAGGACGAATTCGGCGGACTCTTCACGTCGTTGATTAAAAAAGACTGAATCGCCTGCGCCGCAGCCTGGCCGATGATTTCGAAAAACTCTCGGCCGCTTAATCCCCCGGTGACGACGGATTCAATTAAATCTCCGTAGCTTTCGATCTCGCCCTTCTTCGCATCGAAGCCGGCACGAACAAAGGAACGCTCCGGTATATTGATTGTCGACTTGGTCAACATGATCCCCCAATTGTAGAGAAAGAAGCCGCGCATTTTAGGCGTTACGGGAATGTTGCATCCGTATTCGTGCACATTGGCGATCATCAGTATTTCGCCGCCGGCACTGGATGTCACACCCACAACCACCTGATACCTCTCCAATTCTTCCAGTCGCTCGATGATCTCGTCCACATGGGAGATATCAGATACGATCGCCACGATACTCTCTCTTCTTCTTGTTCGACAGGATATAGGCGCGCCGGTACGGGTTCAGCCAATGGCGGATGTAATCGGGCAAGCCGTCTCCGGCCACTTGATAGGTCACCGCCATATCCGACAGCTTTTCAGCGGCAATGTTAAACTTGCCCGGATCCGTCTTCACCAGCTCCTCCAAGGCCAAAGCGACGCCGGCAGGCAGATCTTCTTTGAAAGATAGATTGCAATAGTCCTCAATTTGGCCTAAATACAGGGCCCTTAACCTTGCCTTCTCCTCTTCCTTTTTCGCCTGCTCCTGCTCTAAGAGCTTGTCCATGCCTTTTTCGTCCATGGCTATGCTTAAGCGGTGACGGCGGCTAATTTAGCCTTTACGACGGCCTTTTGGTTTTTCTCGGGAATGTATTTGCCGAACTTGCCTGCGGACTGAATGGCCACGCCTGCGAAGTCTTCGGAATCCAACATACGATAGATTTCAATGCCCACGCCGGCAACGCCAACATTGTCTGCCGCAAAGATGATGTTTTCGCCTTTTTGGAAGTATTCGTCGGCAAGCTCATCCAGGATAAAGCCCTTGAACTTCAGGTATTCGTTGTCGTCGATGTTGACGGTGGATCCCTTGCCTGTGGAAACCAATTTTGCATCCACAATAAAGTTATAAACATCAGAGGTCACATAGGCTACGCGCGCCACATCCTTGGAGACCTTGTTATTCACGAAGATCTTGGATGCTTCGTTGAATGTCTTAACCACGTCTTCCTCAGTCAGTTTACCGGTAAGGGTTTTGTGGGCTGCATCGGACAAAGCCTTGGACAGGAAGCCGTTCATTTGCTCTACCCAAGCTTCAGCGTGCAGTGCCGCTCTTTCTTGGATGACCTCTTCCGCATTGTCGTTCACCGTGAAGTTGTCCACGCCTTCGTGAATGGCCAGGGGTTCTTCGTAAGGCACTTGCTTATCAACGGACTTGATTTCTTTTCTTTGACCAAAGCGATTGGAAGTTCCCGTTCCGGTACCGAAGGCCACGTTTTCGCCCATGTCGTACTTTTGAATGACCACATCGGTGTCGGAAATCTTCAAGTCGATAAAGGAATCCTTGTTAGTGATCCCGTCTTGCACTTGCAGCTTGCCGCCGAAAGTGTTTAAAAAGTTCTGTTTCTTCTCAAAGACATTTGCTAAAAGTCCTGCGTATTGTTTTGTAAAAATCTTAATTGCCATCGTCTCATCCTTTCTTGTACTTATCTTTCAATGTCGACCATACATCCGCCTTCGAAGCCTGAGCGGCCACCGTCGGCGTTTTCCCTTTTAAACGTTCTTCCACCTGCTTTTGAATCATGGACTCAAAAATTGGCTTAAAGGCCTTAATGTTTTCATTCGTCGATTCAGCATCCGATCCCATTAAGAAGTCTTTGAATTCAGACGGAATCTTCTCCTCCGCCAGCCGGCTCATGGTGTCCCTTTCCAGGTAAACCCTGGCAAGTTCCGCCTTCGCCGCTTCCAGCTCTTTATCTTTCGCTTCTTCGGCTTCCTGCTTCCGCTCATCTTCCGACAGCTTCGCCAGTCGCTCCGCCTCCTGAATGGCCGATTCGATCTTCTTTTCCGTCTCTTTCTCCGCTTTGCTGCGCTCTCTGGCCAATCTCGCTTCCACGATGGCGGTCACTTCATCCTGAGTAAAAGTCTTGTCGCCGCCTTTGTTCTCTTCTTTTTGGTGGTCTTGACCTTCTACCGCTTGTTTCGCTTCGGCCTCTTGCGCATCCAATGTCGCTTCTTGGTTTACATTAACTGCATCTTTATCCATAATTCTTCATCCTTTCCCATTTTTAAATCTTGTTTTGATTCCCCCATGCTTCTTTTACGCCTGGCAAGTAAAAGGCAATAAAAAAGTGGTTATTTCCATTTCGGAAACAGCCACTTATTTACCACATCAAAAAAGCAACGTTTAAGGAACCTCCTTAACGCTGCCTTTAATACATCATAATCATTTCGCCGTTTTTTATTCTTTCGTCTTGCTCCGCCACGATCTCCATGTATTCATCCCTTAGATCTTTTGGCGTGTCTTCCTTCAAGACGATATAGCTATATCCATGTTCTGATTTCGCCTTCTTTTCCGTCAAATAGGGCACGAATTTAGGTTCAAGCATTTTCTTCCCCCTTATCCTTTTAACATATCGTTTATAATCTCTATAATCCTTACGGAAAGCGGGTTCGCGTTCTCCTTATTGGCGTAAACATCGGCAAAAGATTCTGCAATGGCCTCTCTTGGTTCAGATGCTCCATATGTGGATTGAGCTTTTCTCAACGTGGCATTGACCTTTCCCTTACCGTAAGGCGTCTTCTTAATGTCTTTACATGCCTTCGAGACTATCCTCTTGGCAGTTTCGCCATCATTCCAATCGAGGATTCTTTGAAAATCATAGTCATAGTGTTCATTCTTCGCGATCAGGTCCCAGTTGACAGCATGACCAAACTCATGGACACCTAGGGATTCAAGACTGGAGCTCTTATGCCACCAGCCGGAAAGGGACAATTCCTTACACCGGTTTTCTAAATAACTTGTATCTTTGTAATATTTCGGATTAAAGTTGATTTTTCTACCGCTACAAGACATGACCCCTTCTCTTGATGTGCTTACTCTCTCCACTCGATTATAAGCATCCGGATATTGCTCGGCAATTTCCTCAATTGCAGTAAGGGTCCTTTTTACTGCTTTGAAGTCGAGATCTCTGACCTCGTCATCCATGACAATATTCTTTGTTTTGAAGTAACTCGCCATTTCATCGAAAGTGCTTACACCTGAGATCCCGTTTGTATTATACCCGTTTTCCTCGTTAGTACCATCATCGATCACCGGCTTATACTCACAATAGCAGCGGCAATTAATATCCTCTTCCGGAAAGCCCGTGTCCTTTGGATAAAGACAAGTGGCGCCGCTGGGAAGTACGAATTCTTCTTCCAGCTCCACCTCTACCCCTTCCATGGCTTGGTGAGTAGAACGAACGGCCTCGTCTTGCATGGTGCGCCACACCTTCATCACCTTAATCTTGGAGTTCTTATTGATCTCGCTGAAGGTGTCGAACTTGGTGTCTTCCAGCACTCGGGCCCCTTCCGTTCGGGCGATTCTGGCCACATTGCCTACATCGCGGCCAAAGCGATCCCGAAGATGTTTCCCCATGGTGGTATAAGTATCTCCACGCTCCAAGCCCGCCTTAATAATGGAGTGAACGTCATAGACAAAATTGTCGCCATAGTGGTCAATTCGCTCCGTCCATATTCTGCCCGCCACTTCCTTGTTAATGACGCGGCTCGGATCGAAGGTCTTTTTTACGGGGACGATGCTGTCCGCCGCCGATGCCTCTCTGGTATCTTGGGCGATCTGCTTCAAGGTGTTTTCAATGGCGCCTGTGTTCGTCCGGTACAAGTCCAGCATAATATCCGCCGTCTTCTTGTCCAGCTTGGCCACGTCCTCCCGGGAATAGTTCAACTCACCATCTTTTTCGGCATCGTCATAGATCTTCTCCACTTCTTTTCTCAGTCGCTTATAGGATCTTCCGTAGTTTTGAACGATGCCCTTTTCCTTCTTCTTGATCAGCCGCTCATACGACTGTTGAATCTTCAGGAACTTCTTGTCCATCGTCTAGCTCCCTTTTAAAGGACTCCACATAAGCGTCCACTTCCTGAGCTTGCCGCTCCAACTCTTCCTGAATGTCGTCCATATCCCGCAGCTTGGAATAAGCATAGGTCTTGGAAAGTCCGGCATCTAAAGCCGATTTCACTGTGTTGATATTGTCCAGCTCGTTGTAAGGCTTGTTGTCGTTAAAGACCAGAGAAATATCCCGATAATCGAAATCGGCGGAGCCCTTGATATTCAAAATGGCCAGGATCAACTTCAACCGTTTTTGCAGGGCCGTCTTAAACTTCCGCTGCTTTTGGCTGATAATTTGATCCGTGGCGAAGAGCTTGTACTTCATGGACTCCCCGGAGACATTCCCGGCGAAGTTCTCGTCGCTCATGTTGGGCACCTTGGCGAACTTATGAATGTCCGCATCCAGGCGGTTCTTGTAGTTTTCAAGGGCCGTGTCGTTGATCTCTTTAATAAGCCATTGGGCCCCTTGCCCGTTGTCCCCGCTTTTGTCTAATAGCAGGACCCGATCCTCCATCATTTGGTTCACGTCGTCGGAATCGGTCTGCGGCATCCCGAAGAGCACCAGGAGAGCATCCGTAAATTCCTGGAAGTCGTTGGCCGTGTCGGACTGCGCCAGGTTTAAGGCGTCGATCAACGACAGCGTCCGCTCGAAATCGCCGATTCCTTCGTCGTTGTTCAGAAACTCAATCACCGGGATTTCCCCGAAGAGATTGGCCGATTCTTCCATAAGGGATAAATCGCCGCCCGCCATGAGGTACTCTTTCACTGAATCTTTTGTGTATAGCGTGAGGAACTTGTCCTTTTTATCCGCTTCTAAATTGTCCACGGTCACATGATCCCGAATATAAAGACAGAACAGTGGCTCCGGCTTAATGCGGTTATCGTAAACCATGACCACATTCTCCGGCTCCGCTTCGTTAAAGCGGACGCTTCCTTCCTCGTCTAAGTAGACAATTTCATAGCCTCGGCCCTTAATGCCGCACATCTTCGCCAGTTCCGTGTTCTCGTCCTGCTCGTCGTTAAGATCGAAGACGTCTTGAACCGCTGCCATGATCTCTTTGTTTTCTTCCGCCACTGTGTAGGAAATAGGCTTGCCCACAAACATGCCTAAGAGAACATCCACGATATAAGACGGATAGTCCAGGGCCAATTTATTATTGGCTTTGTGGCTGTCCTTTTGCCGCTCCGTAATCTTCGACTTGCCCTCGTAGTAGTCCTGAAGCACGTGGAACCGCTCCACTTCCTTCTCTTTCATCTTCACCAGGGCCTTAATCAGATCCTCGGTGACCTCCGTCTCCGGCGGTAAATACACCGTCTTCGGCAGCTCAAAGTGCTCCGTAATATTGCTATCCATACTTCACCTCCTAAAGACCTAAGGCCTTCTTCGACATCGTCTTCAGTTTTCCCGTCTCCACGCACTGCAAGCTGTAACGCAGCGCGTCCATTAAGTGATTGTCCTTGTCCTCCGGTTGATTGGTATACTTCCCCGACACCTTGTCTTTTTTATAGGCGTAGGAGTAGAACTCTTCCTTGGCGTTGACGCATCTGTCGCCACAAATAATCCGGTAATCCTGAAGCTTGCTAATGCCTGAATTGACACTGTCCTTCCCCTTCCTTGATTCTCGAATCCTCTGAATGTCGTGCTCCCGCTTCAGCTCATAAATCAGTCGGCCCTCGGCACAGTCGGCGATAATCGTCGACTTGCCATAGCCTTTTCGCCGTATCATGGCGGCAATATCCGAAGTGGTCATCCCCTGCTCGTAGTGTTCATCCACGACGTAAATTCGCTTATTCTCTTCATCCAGCCAAGACACGATTAAAGCCGTCGGATCATGCTTAAAGCCGAAGTCCAGACCGACCAAAAGCTTAAACTTCTTCATATCGATTTCTTCATCGGCAATGGGCCGAAACTCCACATTCTCATAGACCAAGCCTTCCGCCACGCCCCAGTCGCCGTCGCAGACAATCTTCGCCCTCCGGGGATTGGTGCGGTAAAGATCCGTGTACCGCTTCCGGTCCTGCTCGTCCAGCCATTCATTCAGCCGAAAGGTAGTCGTCATGCTAAAGACGTCCTTCCGCCTGGTGTCTTCGTTGAAAAACTCCCGCTTCAACCAGTGATTTTCCGACCACGGGTTAAAGGTTAAGGTGATTTGCTTGTAGAAATCCGGGCTGTCGTAGGATCCCCGAATCGATTCCACCGTCGTATCGAAAGCATCCATGGAATCCAACTGATAGGCCTCTTCGAACCAAGCCCAACAGAGGATGCCCACATCCACCGAAATGGATGTGATCTTTAAAGGATCGTCCATACCGCGGAACAAAATCTTTTGTCCCGTTCGCTTCACCGTGATCTCCGGCATGGATTCATTGAATTTAAACTTATCGTAAACCCCCAGCCGATTGGCCGCCCACTTTAAATCCGTGTAGGTGGACTGCTTGTTCGTATTGGAAAACTTCCGCACCACCAACAGATTGGCCCAGGGATACTTTAAAATATCGTGAATATAACAAAGAGCCGCTGTCTTCGACTTCTTCGAACCCCGGCTCCCCTTGACGACTCTGTAAAATTGTCGGTTATGGTAAAAGCGGTTATAGCCCTTTCCCAGAGCCTTCATCATGCTCAATCGCTTCTCAATCATCCAGCGGCACATCCTCGATAAAGGTAATGGCCACACCGCCGTCCAAGTCCACCTTCTCCGTCCATAGGCCGTAGCGCTTGCCTAAGAGCTCCCCGGCGCGGATACGGTCCTTCATAGAGACCTCCATGTCGCCGATGGACTGCCGGCCATTGCCCTGTCCGATCAACACCGCTTCCTTCGTCTCGCCTCGCATCACCGCCGAGAGAAACCGCAGCACCTCTCGCTGCTCCGCAATCGTCTCTTCATCCAGTTCTTTCATCCGCTCTTCGATGTAGGCCTTCATCGCCGGCTTTTCGAAGAGACGACTCGCCGCAGCGTAGGCCGTTTCCTTTTTCTTTACGCTCTTGTAGTACTTCAAATAACTTTTCGTCTTGTCCAGCGTGACGATATATTCATCCGCCACCGCCTTTTGCTTGTCCGATAATCCTATACCATCACCCCCTTATGTATCACGGCTAAAACCCACCCCGCGCGATCAAAGTGCCGTGCTTCGCGCCCCGCTCGGTTCGAGGAAATAGGAGATCAAAATGTACCATCCGTTCGAAACAGTCCATGCTTACGATTCATTCAAGAAGGCCCGACCGAGCTACCTCAGGACATAAAAAAAGAAACCTCCCGTGGAGATCTCTCTAGTTATCCATACTACCATTATGCCACGGCAAAATCGGACAAAACGGACAAAATAAAAGAGGCAGCCTTCGCTACCTCTTTGTATCAATGCCTATATAATTTTTAATGGCTGTTTGCAACAACTGAGAAAAATTGATGTTGTACTCTTGGGCTGCATCGTTAAGCCATTTAGGTATAGTCAGTGTCTTTTTTACCGATTTATTTTGAAACTTATCCCTTACTAAGGGCATCCACACTTCTACTAAAACAACGGATAGTCCTTTGTTCAATAAACTCGAAAAACTCGTTGGTGAAGGAATTTCATTCCCATTTTCTTCAAGATCATATAAACAGAGCTCTAGAACTTCTTTAGCCGACTCCATAATTTCGTCTTCACTCTCTGCAAAAGTAAATCCATTACTTATGTCAGGAAATCTTATATCATATATCCCTTCATCTTCGCTAAATGAAATGATGGCAGGAAAAATATAGCGATCCTTCATAAGTTCCTCCTTCTCATTTACATTTAATATTTTACATAAGAAGGTGTTTGGATAACAGGGTTAAAATTTGAGCCCTGTTATCCGTTGAATGCTACTCACAGTACCGGCCGGAATCTCTTTAGAGGTGCATTTTATAGGTACACTTACACCGGTTTTTTTATTTCGGTAAATTTCATGTGAACCATTAGTCCTTACATGTTCCCAACCATTTGCGAGTAGTTTTTCAACAACTTCTTTGTATTTTTTTCTTGGCATATTCCATCCTTTCTGCAGAAAGAGTTTTTAAGATAAGAATATGAGCGATTGGGACATTATTAGTATATACGTATCCACGGCACGTGTCAATAGTTTTCGGTAAATCTATTATGAATTTTCCTCGCATAGCTTTCATCCATACTTCCCATACTCATACTGATCTTCTGCCAGCTCCACCCATCGACATAACGCCTTTGAAAGATCATCCGTGTTCGACTGTCTTCGATGGACGAAATGAATCGTTCGATCTCAATGATCTTATCGACACACGCATCCAATCGCTTCTGTAGGATTAGCTCCAAGTTGCTTTTCCTCGGGTCTTCCCCTTCAATCCGAATATGTATCTCTTGATACGGAAACTCGCTGTTGGACGCTCGCACACGATCCGACAACGTCGAATTCAGATGCTCGATCCGCTTTTGCAGGCTCTTGATTTCACGTTTTAAATACCGGTACTCCTTTAGCGTCGCAGCGTCCATGCCAGCTCCTTCCTTATGCTTTGTTAATCCTCTCCGTCTTCCCCCCGGAGCTTCTTGTCCGCCCATAAGCGCGCCTGATCCATCCGCTTTGTCCGAATGGACCAATACCGTTCATGTACGTTCAAAAGATCCTTCTCTGTGTAAAAATGCTTTTTGTTTTCTTTCGCATACTCTCTGGCCGCTGTCTTCGTCGCATAACCTCGATCATACACTTCTTGGATAAACGTCTTTTCGCCATAATTCATGCCGGTTCCTCCGTGTAAAAGAATTCAATAAGAACGTTCGTTCTTTTTTATTATCTCTTATTCTACCTCAGAGGTCAATACCTGGAAACTAACGATCTAAAACGGCACATCCTTTTCATCCACCTCATAATAGCCCGCCTGCCCATTCATCGGCTCAATGCTGCCGCCATTTCTTCCGCCATTTTCCTTTGCGCTCTCTACGAAGTGCAGCCGGTTAATAATGACATCCGTGGTATACACCCGTTCGCCGTTCTTCTCGTAAGTTCCCGTTTGAATACGTCCTTCCAGGGCCACTCTATTGCCCTTGTGGAAGTAGTTCGCCAGCATCTCTGCCGTCTTTCCGAAGGCCTTTATCCCGATAAAATCGGCGGTCGGCTGCCCTGTTGCTTCCGCCTGCTGCCGCTTCTCTTTCGTCATTCCACGATCCACGGCCACCGTGGCGAAACAATTGGCCACGCCGCCTTGGCTATACTTCAGCTCCGGATCCCGTGTCAGACGTCCGTACAAAATCACTACATTCATTTTTTCATCCTTTCCGCCTCATAGGCCGCCAGCCGAGCCACATAATCCTCGGCCTTGTACAAGTCTTCCAACCCGCCCTTTAGAGCGTAGCGAATTAGATACTTGAAGGCATTGCCCCGGAGAAAGCCGACGTATTGTTCTTCTCCGAGGAGCTTCGCCAAAACCTCCATGCTGTCCGATCCGTCCTCCAGAACATAGTGCGCCGGCGTATTGAAGTCTGTCACTCCTCGTCACCTTCCCCGTTATACAAATCTAGGGCATCACCTATGCCCCTTATGGACTGCCCCAGAATCACGCAGAGGGACTGTACCCACGCAATGGGCCTCCCGGCCATCACCTGGTGCATCTCGTCTTCCGTTAGATCGGAAAAGCAGCGGTTCACCCACTTTCCATCCCGCTCTACCCTAAAATAGACACCGTCCAAGTTTCGTTGAATCATTTCGCCAAGTCCTCCTCTTTCACGAAGATGCCGTCGATGGTCTTGCCTTTCCTGTCCTTGATTTTCTCGTAGGCCATGGATAAACACTCTTCCCAGTCCAGATCTATTTGTCTAGCTAAGATAATAAGAGTCACAAGCACATCACCGAATTCCATCTTCGTGTTATCGAACCGCAAAAATTCTCCGTAACCGGTGTAATTGATGTCTTCAAGATCAAACATGGTCTTAAACTCAAAGACCTCTTCCATGAATTTCATGAACTGCTTCGGTGCGTTTGAGGGATCCATAATCCCCTTTTCTTCGCCCCACGCTTCCACTTTCTTAATCAATTCGTTCATCGTTTGCTCCTCCCAACTTGTCGGGATTTCCGATAAGTTCATTTTTCAACCTCAAATTCTGCAATCTCCACACAATAAGGCTCTATCCTATCCGCTTCTGTGTTTAGTACATAATCAGCAAGTGCCGTTTTTGCCTTCCCCAGTGATTCAAAAACACCAATGATTGATTCTCGACCAGTCTTTTCTGTTGTGTCCATCACTATAAAAACTTTCATCCTTCTACCTCTCTTTCTTCCACATTTAGTTCACCGATACTTACATCGCCTAAATGATATATAGGGTCTATAACTCTTTCGATCATTTCCTCTACATCTTTTTCAAGCCAATCGTCATCTGTTTCAAAATTAAAAGATATTTTAAATTTTTTCATTCTTCCATCTCCTTCAAACCCGCATAAATCCTTAACAAACATTAACTACAACAGTTTCCCCTGCTCATATCCGAGAATCTCGAATGCATCGTCAATGTTCCGCGCAATTCCATAGAGCACCTGCGGCGATACCTCCGACAGCATAAAATCAATCTGCGACGGGGTAACACGCCCAGATGCCGTCTTCACCTCGATGAAAAACATCTTGCCGTCCGCTTTTCTATAACCGAAGAGATCCGGGAAACCCTCCGGCAGTGCCCGAACAAAACGCTTCCCGTCCGGGCTCTTTAAAAGCCCGCTGGTCGCCACCCAACAGCGGCCCAGCCCCGTGCCATTTATGGCATCGGCAATCTCCTTCTGAATCTTCCCCTCTTTGCCTCTCAAAACACGCTCCTTTCCACATGCCTTATGCAATACAAATAGCCGTCCTCAACCTCAACATAATAGCCCTCGTTGACAAGCTCCTTTACCAGCCTCACCCGCTCCTTAAAGCTACGATAGGGGATCATCAGAACCTGAACCATCCCTACCTCCATGGACTTTGTTTTGGAATCGCCTACGGGCCATGGCATTTAGTTCTTCAGCGGAATAGCCGTCCGTCCGCCGCTCAGACGCCTTCGCCGCGCTCGTCTTCTTGTACGTCCGATAGTTCCCGGCAAGCAAACGGGCCATGAAAGTCTTGCTCGGCTTTCGGTGCACGTCTAAATTCTTTTTGAGATACTCCGAAGCCTCTACCTGCTCCACCACACACAGACGATCCTCCGGTTTAAAATGGCATAGAAAATCCATGGCGTCGGATGATGATGATTCGATGATCTCCGCCAATTTTTGGGCGCACTCGTCCCCTATATCATCATCATCTAGTTTAGTTTTATTTACTTTACTATCATCTACTATCATCTGTGTACTTCTGTCTACATTAATCGGGTTATTGTCTACATTAACTGGATTATTGTATGCAATAACTCCACTCAACTCATTTGAGAGTAGATTATAGTCAGCAATAAGTGAATTATCGTTGCGCCGTGCCGTGGCCTCTTTATACCGGCGCTGAATGCCCGCAGAAGTCAAAATCCCCTGTGCATCAAACATCCCTGCGTTAAAAAATTCAACCTGTACGGCCGTCTTCACTACCTCGTGTACAAAAGATTCCTTGACCCCGACATCGTCAGAAATCAAAAACCCCGTATCCTCATCCCACAACATGTAGTACCCATCACCTTGATAAATAGTACATAGCAGGTTGACGATGACCGCGATAGCGCCCGGACCGCAGGCACGCAAAATTTTTCGGACCTTAATGTCCTTCATGAAATTACAATCCAGCGGGAAATAATCGATCCCGCTCTTCAGTGGTCTGGCCATAACAACCTCCTAACAGAATCGGCAAACGGCACACCCATCATCCGACAGCATGTGCCGCCCGCCTTATCCATTAACCTTGCGTTACAGACGCTTCCACTTCATTACAAATCTTTTCGTAATCCGTCTTCTTAATCTCGTCACTGTGGCCGTAGCCGTACTTACTCATCACCGACTTGCACAGCTCCCCGTCGCCCTTAGCAATGGCATAGAGCCGTTTTGCCTGTGCTTGGGAGATCGTCCCGTCACGGTCCGTGTAGGTCCGTTGATAGGCCGAAGCCTGATTGCCGGCTAAGTCCATGTCCTCAATGTCTTGGGTAAAGACATCGCTCAGAGAGCCCACCAACAAGGCAGCATCCACCATGGCCCGCTTCTTCGCCATCTTCAGCGCCGTGTTGTCCATGGTGTAAGGATCCTGCTTAATGTATTTTCGTTCGCGGGTATTGCAGCTGCCAAACCCTTCCGTCATGACCTCGCCGTTCTTCTTCAGCCTGCAAGCTACCTGATATTGGAAGAAGCCCGTGTCGAAATCTCGTGTCGAATCCAGAATTTCAAATTCACTGGTCAGGCCCAAGAGCATAATCAACTTTTCCGCGCCGGGCTTTAAAAGCGTCGGCTTCCCCGTGCCGGGGATCACGCCGAAGTCATGATTTTGTGTAAATTGACTTTGCACCAAGGCCTGAAACTGCTTGATCTTTTGAATACTGCCTTGAATTGACTGCAAATTCGTCGATTCAATTAAAGACAGGGCGTTAACCTCTTGCACTTGTACTTCATTCACATTCGACATAGCGAACCTCCTCACTTAAATTTTCCACTTTCCCGGCGATGACCCGGTCCAAAAACTCCCAATTGTCGTAAACATAGGCCGCCAAACGCTCGGTGAAAAGCTTGCTTAAATTCGCATCCTCTTCAAAGAACACCTGTAAAGCGGCGATCTTAATCTTCCGGTCCAAATTCAAATCCATGCTGCGCCTCCTATCTCAACCTAAGCGACTTCGTTCGTACCAGCTCCACGCCTTCCGTCAGCTCTCCGGTCTCAATGGCCTTCTTGATCTCCGTCTTCATGGGCTTTCGCTCAATCTTCCAGTAAGCGTCGGGAATTAGGCTCTCGTCGAGAATGTTCACACTTGGCGCGTTCGCCTGGATGCTCCACTTAAAGATCCCCGAAGTGACCTTGTCCTTGCCCATGGCTTCCAGGTTTTCTTGGACATAGCCTTTAATATCCGCGATGCGGTTTCTTACCGCCGTCTTCCGGGCCTTCAACCGCTTTTCCTCTGCTTCCAGCGCCTCCGCCTCCGCTTCCAAATTGCGGATCACCTTCGCCGTCGATTCCAACTTTTCTTCCAGGGCCGCATCCACCGCATCCATGGCGGTGGCAACGGCCACATCGTCGTCGATGTTTTCGAGGTTTTCGTAAATCTCGGCGATGTCATAAAGCTTCATTTCACATCCTCCTCATCCATCAACTGCCGGCATAAACCTTGTATCTCGATTAAAAGCTCGGGCTTTCTTGCTCTCGCCCTCTCGCCGATTCTGATTTCCACATCGCAGCGATTCAACTCCGATAGCTTTTCTTCCAGCCTTTCGCCCGCCGTCGGGCCTTGGACTCTTTCAAAATTCATTTTTGATCTCCTTTGTGTTATACTAATGGTGGTTAACGATTGATCTCGCTTGGACACCTCTCCGGCGAGATTTTTTCTATCTTCCTAACTTCCGTGCGGCGACTACTCATAAGGATACTCCCCGAGCGACTTACTGTAAGCCACCGCCCACGCCGCTTTCTGATCCAGCTGCGTCACACAGGCGCTCTCTGCCAAGTCGTCACAGGCAACAGCCAGCATAAAACTCACCAGCGCTACCAGGCCGATAATGACCAAAAACGCCAACGCCCTGCGGCGCACATACTTCGCATCGTTATACATCACACACGCCCTTCGCTTCATTCCTTCACACGCTCCCTTCCGCGAAACAAGTACGCCTCAAACGCACTTCGCTCAACCAAAAACTTGCCACCGCTTCCGCCCGTCAACACCGGGCAATCCGCATTGTGTAAAATGCGATAAGCATCATGCTTCTTCAAATGGTAGTCAGCCATAATCGTCTTCGCGTCAATAATTTCAGGCCGTCGACTCATACAAGCCCCCTTCCTATACATTCTTTTCTATCCAAAGCCGAAGCTCCTTAGCCGCCTTTGCAATCGCCTCCAAATGCGCCAAAATTTGTTCCAACGCCGCTTCCTCATCGGCACTGACGACACCGTCGGCCACGATCTCAATCAAGGAATCCTTTACTGATTCCACATCCTTCAAGCTCGAAAGCGTCTGAATCGCAATGCGATCAATCCCATTCAGAGAAAGCTCCGCCACCGTTTCAAGACCGATCGGGCACTCATTCGAACAGAAGAAATTTAAAAGCTCCGGCGCACGATACAAGTCCGCCATCATAAGCACCAAATCAGGCTGTGGACTGCACCTCGTCCCCAACTCATAATTTGCAATCGTCGAAGGATGTACCCCCAGCGCCTCCGCCGCACCTTCACGACTTTTTAACGCATCGTTGTACGCCGCCGCATCCATACGCGCCCTGTAAAACGGGTTTTCCTGCGTACGCTTGTGACAACCACCCATCACTCACCCCCTTTATTTGCTATAATCACCTCAGAAGGAGGTGAACAGATGAAACTACACGCTTGCTTACTTGGCGAATGGGTTTGCCTAAACGATGATCCCGATTGCGTCATTGGCCATAACGGCCAATCGCCCAGCACATGGTACGAAGAAAATGCTGAACTTTGGGCACCGCATCAAAGAAAAGAACATTCCTATTACGAACTCGACTACGTGGAACTCGTTTATAAAGGAATTTCTTATCGAATCAACCCCATCTTTCTCCAAGTTTCAGAGTTCTGATAAAACATTCAACTTCGAGAGAATAATTTCTAAATCAAGGTCGTCAAGCTCAATCTTGTCGGCCTTTTCCATTTCTCGCGCTTCCACCGCACGGTTTAATTCGTGCCATTCCCGTTTCGAAAACTTTCTTCTGAAATTGAGAAAAGCAAGGACATCCGCTTCTTTCATTTCACGCCTCCTGTACATTTGCTATAATCACCTCGAAAGGAGGTGATATATTGGCAAAGAAATGCAATCCAAGTCCCAAAGTTCGCAAGGCCGGAAGAACACTTTCCACAAGCAAATCGAAAACATCGAAATCCAAAGCCGGATCAACCCTTGCAAACCATAAACATCAAAAACATTAACTGAACAACTTGTTTTCACGTAACACCTGATACAGCGCAGTTGATAACGCCTGGATCAGGTGTTCGTTATTTCCCTCATCAAAGCCCAATTGATTAAAAATGCCGTGCAATACCTCGTGCAAGAGCGTCACCTGAAAAAGATCATCACCTAAGCCCTCTAAGATCAAAATTTCCTGCTTAAGGTAATCGATCTGCCCCACCGTCAGCTCATCTAACGATATAACCGGCACCATCTTCACCGAATATGGCACGCCCAAAATCGTGACAAACTCCATCACGTAGCCTCCTTCCTTGCAACTCCATTCCGTACATCCGGCTTTCCCTGCAACCAAGCGCTATAGAGGTAGCGACGTGATTGACGTAGTATATAGGTAGAACGGAAAGGCTTAATTGTACATTCTGTTCATCTTTTGGGTAAAAAAATTTCTTCTATTGACACATTAAAGATTCTTGCAATGATTCCAGCTACATTTAGCGAAGGCATTCGCTCATTATTCTCAATGAAACCAATGTATTTTGGGGTAACACCAACTAACTGTGCCAATTCAGCTTGCGAATATCCTTTCTCCAAGCGCAACTTTTTCAATTCACTCATAAAACCACCTCCCCAGTTCTTATGTACATATTGTACAGTACGGATTGTACTTTGTCAATTGCCCTTTTGAAAATTTTTAGCTATAATCTTTATATGTACTGGCAGTACATAATTAGGAGGAGTTCAGATGTTTTCAAAGCGATTAGCGCAACTTCGAAAAGAGAATAATTACACACAAAAAGAACTTGCCGATAAATTTGGTTTAACTCCGAAGGCTATTTCGTTTTACGAATTGGGCCAACGTGATCCTTCCAATGAACTAATTATTAAGTTCTCAAAGTTCTTTAACGTATCCATCGACTACTTGATGGGAACTAGTGATGACCGCCACGGTAAGAGCACCGTCGATGACGAACTCCTCGAAGGCTTTCCGGAAGGCGTGCAAATCCTACGCCGGGCCAACCGCGAACTCACTCCGGAAGCGAAAGCGAAGATGATCGAAATAGCCAACATCTTCATCGATAGCGTCAACGCGAAAGAAAAAGAAGAAAAAAAATAAAGGGCTTACGCCCTTTTAAAATTACCTCTAAACGAACATAAGTTTTATCACTTCATTCTTCATCATACTGGACAAAGCCACCCACATCCTTCGTCCGGTAAAATAAGGTTTTATTGGCAGGTAATTTTAAACAATTCATAGGAGGAGACCACATGAAAACCGCAGATGAAATGTTAGAATTCATGAAACTACATAAGCTGGGATCCGGCGTTATCAGCGCAAACGAAAAAAGACACTTCAAAGTCCTGGCGAAGCAACTGAAACCCAATGAAGACATTGACGTTTGCTTTATGGGCCTGCACAATTATAAAAGCATGAGCAATCATAACGGTTATTGGGCATACGGCATAACAAAGGACAAGATAATAATGACTCAGAATCGAGTAATCGGGGAACACGTCCTGGTCGTAAGCTTGCGCAATGTCAACGATGTTTTCATGAAAACCGGCATTGTATGGGGGACCTTAACCATTGACACCCGAGACGAAATTTTTAATATTGCTATCGATAAAAATTCCATTCGAAATATTCACGAAATGGTCACAAGCAAATTATTTGAATATACAGAAAACTTACACAAAAACGTCGTTGACGATGCCAATCCGACGAACAGCGCAGTCGATGAACTGATTAAGTGGAAAAATTTAATGGATCAAGGAATCATTACTGAAGAAGAGTTTGAAAGAAAAAAATTCGAAATTCTGAAATAGTGGCAACTAAGTTCATAAAAATTCTCAATTTGCTTCATTCCAATTTATTTCGATTTATTGGAATACTGTTTGCTTATTCCAATTTGAATGATTTTATTGAACTTACTTTCCATTTTCGTGTTTACAAATCGAAGTCTCATGGTATAATCATATTAACAATATGACTGGACAGGGTTTCTGTCCGACCTTTAGGGCTTCCACTTCGGAAGCCCTTTTGTGTTATGTGGAGGAACAAGAATGAAGCCATTCACTACAATCGATCAACAGATAAAAATTTTAAAAGATAGAAATTTAAAATTTCTCAATGAAAAAGCTGCTAGAGAGCACTTGCGCTCTTTCGGTTATTACGAAATTGTTAATGGTTATAAAGATTATTTACTCGAAGCAACAAATCCGGACAAGTATTTTGAAGACGCAACATTTGAGCAACTATTTTCAATTTACGAAATGGACAGAAAGCTTCAACAATCTGTTCTCAATGCGACATTAGAATTTGAAATTATGCTCAAAAGCGCTATGAGCTACGTTATAGCTGAGACTTTTACCTCAGATCAAGACAAATACTTAATCAAATCCAATTATAAAAGCGGAAAAATACACACACGGAAAGATGGTTCTAAATACTGGGATATTGATTCATCCTTCATAAAATTTCATAAAATCATAAACGATGATGTGGAACCCTTTCAACATTATCGCATGCATCATAAAAACACACCTCCTTGGATACTCTTTAAGGGAGCAACGCTAGGAAATATGATGCATTTTTACAAGCTCCAAAAGGCTGAGCTCAAAAATAGAATTATTAGTATCATGCTAGACCTGCCCTTAGAAGTTGTTGAAATTAATGTTGTTAATGAAGCGGTCAAAGACTTGTTTTCAGACGTCCTAACGCTATGTTTCAAATTTAGAAACCGGTCGGCTCACTCAGGTAGAGTATATAATTATCGACCCGATAAATCTAATATTCGATATAACGACCTCCTTCATAAGAGAATGGGGATCGATCCAGTCAATTATAGACTCGGCCTCGGAAAAAATGACTTATATACACTCATCTTTGGTTTATCTGTTCTCGGAAATAGCTCAGCATGCATAAAATTATCTGTCGGTAGTCGACTGGCTATAGCCACTCACTTATCAAATTATAAAAATGATAAGTATAAAATTTTAGAAAGTATTGGTGTGCCTTCTTTTGACTTCGACCTTGAAATTGAGGATATATTTGATAAACCACTGTATATTATTGAGAAATGACGCTCTCTTAACAACAAGGAGCCATGTTAAGGATAGAATCACCTCTTCCCTGTTTTAACAGGCGAGGTGCTATCCTATTATTTTTCCCATCTCTGAGAACAAACGTTTTGAAAGGTGACCTTATGACGCACGAAACAATCGAGCAGCTGGCGGCTAATCTTCTTCTTTCAATAGAGCAGCCACTCCACTTCCCAACTGACTTGAAAAAAATCGCAAAAAAACTGAATGCTTCTATCGTAAAAAGCAACCTTCAAGGAGAAAGCGGCTACATTCTTCAATATAGAAACAATTACCTCATTTGCATCGATTCACATAATCATCGTGTGACACACAATCGTTTTACCATTGCACATGAGCTGTCCCACATTGCATTAGGCCACCTAAATAAGCGCAAACACATTCCATATGCTCAAAAAGAACAAGAAGCAAATGACATGGCCGGGGCCCTACTCATGCCCTTTCATTTCATGGTCGCTTACAGAGACTATGAAACCCGCATATTGTCGGGGTTCATGGCCGTAAGCGAGCAGGCCATGGACATTCGCAGGAAACAAATTATCAAAGACCGCCGCTACCATATCGCTGTTCAACGTAACTACTACAAAGACAACCTCAACCAAGATATACGTGGCAGCATCTAAGAAAGGAGAATCCATATGGCAAGAGGCTATGGCGAAGGCACCTGGAGAAAACTCGCATCCGGAAACTGGCAGCTGACCATAAGCGCCGGCACAAACCGCCAAGGAGAACGTGTTCGCATAAGCGGCACCGGCAAGACAAAAAAAGAAGCCAGAGAACAAGTCAATCAAAAGCTGGACCAACTTCGGGGATTCGACGAATCTGAAGTAACCGTCGCCGAATGGGCAGACATATGGCTTGAAGAATACAAACGACCGAATATAAACAGCACCACCTACCTTACCTACGAACACCAACTGCGCAACCACTTCATTGAACCTCTTGGCGACTTCCGACTAAGAGACCTTACGACCATTCAATTACAAACCCACATCAATACAATCGATAAAAACCACTCCCGCGCCTTGGCCCGAGCAATCAAGTCTCGAATCACCTCCTGCTTGAAAAAAGCAGTGGACATTGGCCTTATAGACAAAAACCCGGCAATAGGAACTGAACTCTCGAAAACCAGGAACAACGCTGTTCGCGCCCTCACCAAAGAGGAACAAGACAAACTTGTCGATCGATGCCGCCGGGAAGAGTATGCCAATATCATTTTATTCCTGCTCACCACCGGCCTACGCATCGGCGAAGCGACAGGGCTTACCTGGGACAACGTCGATCTAAAAAATCGCACCCTCGCCGTCGCTCAGATCATGGTCGAAGAACACGGCAATCCTCGCCTACAACCCTATCCAAAAACAGACAACAGCGTTCGTACCGTTCCCCTTTCAGGCGATGCCTATGCTATACTAAAAGAAAGAGAACGAAACAACGACCCTGAAAACAACGTCCTGAACCTTGTCTTCTACTCATCAACGTTCAACTTCAGGACTCTCTCCAACTTTAGGAGATACTTTGATCGCCTGGTCGAGGAAGCAGGCATCGAACGCAAACTGACGCCACACATGCTGCGCCACACCTTCGCGACACGCCTCATCGCTCAAGGCGCCAACATTAAAGCCGTTTCTCAATTATTAGGCCATGCAAAGGTGACCACCACCCTAAACATCTACACAGAAGTCTTCGACGATGAAAAGATTGATGTGATAGATACGTATAGCATCTTATAA